AAGCGAGAGGAGCATGTCGGAGAAGTTTCACCTTCTTTGTCAGTTGCTCACATCAAACCAGAATTTGATGTCACTCATGTAACTTCTAGGGGTATGTGGAGCTGGGGGCCCTTTATAGGCTTAAGAGCTGAAACTACAAAAATGGTATTGATCCCGAAGGGATTGATCAATGAATTGTCGTTTCTGGTCATGGGTAAATTAAGAACCACCAAACTATTTGAGTCTTTTCTCAAAGATTGCAAGAAAATCATACTCAGGTATGATATGCCATCTAAGATTAGGGAAGATTGTGTCTTGTATGCTATACCTATAGCATTTTCATTAACTATGACATCTGAGATAACAGCTGTTCAGGAAATGAGAACTTGGTCTTTCAAAACCAAGTGTGCTGAGCACTTGAGGGCTCTCAACTTTGATTATAGTTGGATGCCTTTTATGAAGCCGGCCACTTGGTGGCCATCAAACAAGACTCGACTCAAACAAGTGAACGAAACGATTAGCGAGTACAATGACACAAGGAGGAGTGTTCCTGCTCAGCAGTTTGATATGTTGGATGAAGCTCCTTTTGGTCTCATCGGCAAGGAATGTTCCATGCCTGTGAAAGAAAAGCGGCCACGATCTAGCATCAAACTGCCAGAGGAATTAACTCGAATTGATGACAAGCCACAATTGTATCCAATTGGAATTTCATTTTCCAATTGTATACCGACTGTGCCTTATGGATCATTAATAAACGAGTATTTCGCAGTGTCTAACAGGGCCATCATGAAATGTCCTGGTACTAGTGCCGATAGATGGGAAGGGGTAGTTGTTTTAGCAGAAGAAGCACTCCTCCCTTTCACTCCTGTCGATCCTAATTTTTATGAATGGAATGATACCTTTCCTCCAGGTAAACGCCGAAAACAGCTCCTTGCTTTTGAGCATGTGAGAGAATTCGGTTTGAAGGAAAAAGATTTTATTCGTAAGAGTTTCGTTAAGCGAGAAGCTACTGTGAGGATCTCTGATGAGCCTGAGGAATACGATCCTAGGTTGATTCAGGGGGCCTCCGATAATTACAATGTGGTGTTGGGGCCTTTCATGCACAAGGTTAGTAAACAGCTTGCTAGCCTATGGAATGTGGATAGCCCCACTGTCTACACGAGCGGTCTGACTTCTGAAGACCTTGGAAAATGGCGAGAGCAATTTGGTGACCACCTAACCGGTGTTATTATTGAAATCGACCAGAGCAGGTTTGATGCGCACCAAGGAAAAGAGAGCTTTGACTTAGAAATGTTGTTACATAAATCCTGTGGGATTGATCAACATATCGAGGCCAAGGCAGCTCTTAATTCTCAGAAGAAAACTCTTGGATATACCTCCAAGGGTATCAAGTATGCAGTACCTTATACCAGAAAGAGCGGGGATCCCAACACTTCTGTTGGCAACTCTTTCATTAATGGTGTGATGACAAGGTACTGTATTGAGACTGCTTTTCAAACTATGGGCCTGATAGATGAGGTTAAGATGTTGATACTAGGGGACGACAATTTGTCTGTTAGTACAATACCTTTGAATCATTACCAACAGGATGAGCTCAGAGAGTTGCTTGTCCTTGGATTTAGAGAACTTGGTTTCACTGCTAAAGTGAAAATCCACACCGAATGGTGCCAAGCGGAGTTCTGTTCATCCTTATTTTGGCCTGTCAAAGATGGATATGTATTAGGACCAAAAATTTTTCGTCGGTTACCCAAATTGGGTTTTTCCATCAACAAACTTAGTCAGCGACAGGTAAAAGGTTTGTTTGATGGAGCTGCACGAGAAATGGCACACTTGCCAGTCCTGGGGTTGGTTGTGGAGAAGAATCTGTCTTTTATGACTAGAATCATCTCCGGCAAGCTACCCTATAGTTACCAGTATAAATCTTTATGTATAGATAAACATGTTCGCACTGCTGATACGGATGAGTTTTTCCGGGAACGTTATGGATTAACTGCAGACGAAGCTGATGCCCAAGTGGCTGAGTGCTTGTCTCTTTGTAAAACCATTACAACCTGTGTTAACTTACCCTTGTTGGATCAGTGCAAGTCAATAGACAATTAGTCTAACTTGTTACCACCACTTTGTGATTAATATCAACTCTCACGACAAACAATAAAATAAAATAAACACTAAAACGAATTCTAATATTATATATGCGATATCATGGGAATTATTGTGGACCAAATTGGTCAGATGGAAAATATCAGCCTTCTGTCATCGGATCTTTGCCCAGCATTGATGACTTTGATGAAAGTTGTAGGGTGCACGATGCAGTGTA